CTAAGGACTTTGGTGTCTACCGGCCTGTCGTTCTCAGCGTCCCATGTCTTGCGGTAGCCTTTTATCTCTACCACGTCTCCGGGCTGAGGGACATCGTCGAACGCCGGGCAGATGTCGCCGTCGTCTCCGTAGGTCTCGAGGGCCTCTGGGTACGTCCAGAACTTGTTGCCGTCTTTGTCGCGGCAGCAGGCTTGTCGAGTGAGAACCTGGAACTTGAACAGGAAGGGGCCGGCTCCACCGGGGGCCTTCAGTTCCATACCTGGGTGCTTCCTACCATCCGGCTGAGTTCCCTCAAGTAGTTGGTAGACCATGAACTTCCGGGAGTCTGTAGTCTGTACAACCTCCGAGAGGTTCCATTCGTTCGGACCCCAGCCGTAGTTGCTGGGTGTTATAATCTTCATCAGTTGCGAGTGTGCTACACTTCGCGCAGTGATGGCTGCAATTTGTGCCCAATTTATTGGCATAGTTTCCTCCGTTAAAGGTTAGACTGCCGCGGCCAGTAGGTAACGAGCCCACTAGGTATAGGGACTTGGCAGTCCAGAACTTCCCTCAGTTCAGTTGTGTCTACGCTGGTGCGCCGATTATCGTAACCTGCCACACGTACCCCGAGAGGTTCGTGGTGTCGGTAACGTTCTCGAACACACCGTCAGAGGCAGTCGAGGAATCCCAGGTGAAGTAACAAGCGCCACCGTCAGCATCCGTCATGTCATCGTTGACATAGGCGATGTTGATGAGGGCGTCGGCTTTCGCCGTTACAGACGCGGGGATGAGCGAATAGATGCTAGAGACATAAGCACTAACATCGAAAGCCGCTCCGTTGGTTACATCATAGTCCGCGGGGCCGGACACGATGAGTGAGTGATAGCTTAGACCTTCACGCAGGGTGAAGCTCGCGGCACTAACAACTGTCATTGGATCATTAGCCATAAGTTACTCCTATGTGGTGAGGGCTTCAATGCGAGCAGCACGGAAGGGGTCGAGGTGGACAATCTGTCCGCCCCAGCTTATGAGGAATCTGTCACTGTCGTCAATCTTACCAAGGGGCTCGATTGTCAACGGACGGCATTCCTCGATTAGAACGTCGCTCTTGCGGGTGAGCAAGATCAGGGAGGTGGTCATCGTGGCCAGCTCGTACCAGGGGAGGTTGTTGTATTTGAGGGTGTGCTTCAGCATACCGGCGTCCATTACTGGATCGGTCTGAGAAGTTCCGTAGGGTCGGTTTCCACCGGAGGCTTCGGTATCGCCAGTGACGATAAAGCCAGTTGCAACTTCCGTGTAAGCGGTGAGCTGCTGAGGACAGGACATGAGCGCCCACTCGTTGGGGTTGTTGAACATGATACCGCGAGGGTCGAGCTTCATGGTCTCGTACATCTCGGAGAGCATCGCCAACGACAGAGCCCCGCTTCCGCCAGCCGTTACGTCAGAGGCTATCGCGTATGTCGCACGGGTGAGACCTGCGTAGGTCGTGTCGTCATTGATAGCGGCTTCGAGCACGCCGACGAAGTTCTCTTCGATTGCGTGGAGGAGGCCGTCAACGCCGCCTTGCATTTCCTTCTGTACGCCGTCGAAATAACCATTCTTCATGGCGTCTTTCGCGTGTCCAGTAATCTGAACGACGTTCCAGAAGTGCTGATGCCCGACAGTCGCGTCGATGTAGGACTGGTTCCCGGCTGCCGGGGGTGTGTCCCCTTCCGAGAAAGTCGTACCGGCATTACCAGCATAGTGAATTTTCCAATCGACGGAGTCGCCGCCGATGTTACTTCTACGAGGGAACATGTTGAGGAGAGGGGTTCCTTCGTAGAACGTCTTGCGCATACCAGGCTCAAAAGTAGTTTTGATTGCGGTAGCTAGGGTGGTCTTTGTTGCGCCAGCCATTAAGGTGCTCCTACTTGAACGCTACGCCAAGCAAGGTTCCGAGGTATTCTTTCTGAGCCTCGGTGTCGCCTTCTTCGATGCGTTCTTCTAGTGTCTTTGCAGAAGATTTACCAGCAGGTTTATGAAACTTGGACGAGGGTACCGGTGGTTCTTGAGGGCTCAGAAGAGCCTTCACAGATTCATCAGCCAGAAGACCAGCGACATAGTCTGGAATATCTACCGAGCCGTCATATCCAGCTTTCGCCCCTTTGAGAAGGAGTTTATTGCTGAACCCAGCTTTCGTTAGTTCCAGGTCGAGTTCTTTGGAGACCATCTTGGACTCAAACTCTTTCCGAAGGTTCTCTAGTTCCGCGTCCTTACTTCTAAGGATCGTTTCGTATTCGCCTTTGGACTCGAGCTCTTGTCGTTCCCTTTGTGCTATTGCGTCGGCGTCGGCTTTCTCTTTGCGTTCCAGTTTCTTCTGTAGCTCTGAGATCTGCTTGGCCATTGCTATGGCACCAGGAGACTGTCGCCAGTTCCCTTGTGTTTCTTGTTCCTGTTGTGGTTCCGCTTCTACGATTTCTTGGGTTTCTTGTTCGTCCGCCATTGGACCTGCCTCTCGCTTAGCCGGGTTACGCCCTTTAGACGATTCTAAGTTAGAAGGAATCGCACCTTAACGTGGTACGCTCCGTTGATATTGGAGCCAGCATCTCGGTACTCAGGTGCTACCCTTTCCCTCAAACGACACCGGCATAAACTATGCTGGTACTAAGTCACACCTGCATCGCTCTTTACCGAGGCAGGTTTGTGCACCAGGAAGACCCAGTCGGGTCCATTCTATGTAAGGATGTATCTTGCCAGCCTTCGCACTGCAGTTGCCGCAAGTGTTCTTGTCACCCACAGCCACCCAGACGAGCGGCGCAGTCTCATCACCGTTAATCGACTCTAATGTAGTGTAACCCTGATAGACCTGATAGTTCAGACCAATCATGTCGCCTTTAGCGGCGTTTGATGCCGCTTGGAACTCTCGGGCCCACTCAGGCGATCCCGGCTGCAGGTCTATGAAGCGGGAAGCCTTCGCCATACCTTGCGTCTGCAGTATCCCCACCGGGGAGATGATCCCACGCTCCTCTAGGGACTTCAGGATCTCTGCTCGGGTAAGCGCCCTTGCTTTAGGAACGTCGACGGTTAGGTCGCGCTCCTTAAGGTCCTTTGGGACTTTCGAGGCCTTTACTTTCTCGATTCGAGTCTTTTCCACGCCCAGTACTGCAGCGGCCACTAGTTGCTTCTTACTGAGACCCTTCCGAGCAGCGACGACCTTGCGGCCTTCCTCGCTAAACTTCGATAGGGCTTTAGTTCCGTACGCATCGACCCAAGCCTGTAGCTTGACCGCGGCGAACAGCGCCGACAGACCAGCAACCCAGTTCGGGCCCCTGCTATTAAGCGGTACAACTTCGTAGTCCTTCAGGACCACGTTGAGGTCTACGCCCAAGTACCTGAACACTTCTGGGTCCCTTCCACTTGTGGAAGTTAGCAGTTTGCGGTAGGTACCAGGAATACTCTGTAGCTTCTTCTCGATTAACTGGTCTATTTCGTCGAGGGCGTCGGCCTCGGCGTCGAGAAAGGCTTCTATTTTCTCATCTGTCGGCATAGCGCCAACGCTGAAGATTGTTCTTTAAGTTAAAGGGCTCGTACAGACCACCGCAACGACAAAAGAGTTCGTTACCCTCTTCTAGTGCCTTCGTGAATTCTACTGAGCAGTAGAACTCTTCTAGCTCGTCTCCGCAGTCCTTACATCGCCATACTAAGATCTTAATCATCTTTTACCGCGGCGTCGTCTTCACCGTTGTCGCCGAGGAAAGGGTCTCCGTCCTGGGTAAGACCAACGGGCTCAGGGAGTCTTCCGGCTCCGGGTGCTGGGTAGTCTGTCTTCCTTGCTTCCATTTCGTCGATGAAGGCCATAGCCTCCTCGTCGGTAGAGAAGTCGTGGTAGTCACGAACTGCACGGACGTAGTCGACCATGCCATTGCGCATAGCAACCTCTAGGCGATTGGCTTTGTCTATGCGGGACTCAGGGATCACGTATCTACCTGGTACCCAGATCTGCCGTACCTTGTCACTCACAGGCTTCTTTCCGCTATGGAGCTCGTGGAGGCCCTTCTCTATCTCGAATAACCGTCCCACTGCCATACGGTTCATCTCCACACGTCGTTCACGGTGGTCAATGAGGGGCTGAGTGCGGATAGTCAGGGCGACCCCGGACTCGGGGATACTCGTGGACTCTGCCATGACCTGGTAGCCAGGGACATGAAAGCCCTCTGCAACAGACCGGGCCAGTTGGCGGACGACGTTCATGGCGCTCACAGCGTTCCCAGCGTCTCTTCCGATCACCTCGGCAGACTGGTCGCCGTGGAGGGCGATGTACGCCTCGAGGGATCTAGGGAGAGGGTCACCGGACTCACTGGTTATCACCATGACGCCCTTCGCGGCGTTCAAGGAATCTTTAAGGAGCCTCGAGAAGGCTAAGTCGATTTCTAAACAGGACTCCCACAGCGACGTGGTTACTGGGAGTAACGTGTCGGCATTGAGGTTGTAACCCCCTCGGAGGATGATGAAGGGGTACTCGGGGATGTAGCGATTTGGGTGCTTGTTAGCAAGGAGGCTTAGAGGGTTCGCCACGCCGCCGTCGGGTCCATAGTACTCTATCGCGTCGGGGTTCCCCACAGCGGGGATGTCGCGATAGTTATTTGCTGTGTAATAGACGTTGCGGCCATTTGGATAGTCTTCGCTACGTCCAAAGATCGCCAAGTAGGACCCGCGGCTGGGGTCGAACGACTCGGCGCTACGGGTATCAGATACCCTGATAATAACGACGGTGGCGTCCTCGAGGTCTGTATAATCGACCCCGCGGGCGATGCCCTCGTCTACAATCTCGTCGTGGTAGATCGCATACATGCAGCTAGGAGATAGCGCCATATACCGAAGTCCACCACCTTGCCAGGAAACCATCAGCGGGCCGGAGTCTACGGCAACTGCAATCTGGTCTGCTCTGGTAACATTCTCTTGAAACTGGCCATTCTCCCGGTAGCCCTTTATCATGGCTACGACGGCCTCGTTGCGCTCTTTAGATTCCAGCGAGTCGACCCAGTCCCAAGACTGCGTCTGCAGCGTGAACAGGTTGGCTAAGGACGATATAACTTGAGGGCCTACGCCGGACGTTAGCACCTCGTATTCGCCTTGTTGTATCTGCTCTTCTAAGCGACTCTTGCTGTATGTCTCGTAACCGGACGTAGAACTAGTCTTTGTTATGCCGACTGCAAACCGCTCGATCATCTTGTCGCGAACGGCTTGATGGTCTTCTTGGCGGCCGAAATAACTCAGGGCATCGTCAACATTAGCATTGTCGATCTCCAAGCTCATCGCTCGGAGCTCTTGCAGCGATTGCCGCACTATGTCACGCCCTCTTTGCAGTCCGTAGTCTATCATTCTGTTTCCCTAGGCCGGTATGGCCTTAGCTTTTACGAATCGTGGTGGGTCGATGAAGACCGCGCCGTACAGCAGGGCATCTCTAATGTGCTCAAGCTTCTTGTCTTTTGGTAAAAATTCGTGTCTCTTCCGGTCTACATCTTCAGGCCAAGCGTCCTGTTCCATCAGCTCCTTGATGCCTCGTTTAGACGCGGCGTCGTGGGACTTGAAGGACTCCGATATGCAGATCCGTCGTTCGTTGGCTGTGTTATGGATGAGATAGGAGAGCCTATCGTACTGTATTCGCTTGTTGGCCTTCTTGCCGGTTATCGACGTGATAGGAACCGCACCACCGAAGATCTGACGGATGTAAAACTTGATTGTATTCGCGTCAGTACTCGAACGTGTATCAATATCAGCCCCAGCAACAATTCTTGCAGGAACCCCATACTCTTCAGCAATACGATTAAGAACACGAGTCGCACTGCCGTCGACCTTCGGAGTGTATTCGGCGGTTGCAATCCAGACATAGTCCTCGTAGCCCCAAACTGGCCGACTGTACCGGTCGACCGCTTCTAACTGTTGCGCTATAATCCAGGCTGAGGAGGCCACACCTGGGTCGAAAAAGAGGTAGTAAGGTGCTGAGTAGTCGTGCTGGTGCCAATGGACGTTACCGTCCGGCCACTCGGTCTTTGCAGACCAGTCGGGCCAGATCATACCTTCGAGTGCAGTCCACTTGCCGTAGAGCTCTCGTTCGGCCTGTCGGGCCGACATGTGCTTGGCCAGCTCCTCGCCGAATTCCTCGGGGAGGTAAGGGTTCTCCATGGTGCTGAAGCCATCCAGGAGGACCTGGCCTTCGCTCATGCAGAAGTCGTAATAGTCGTTGCCGAGCCGCGGGGTCGTTGTAGTCACATGGAACCGGTAGTCCCCAGGGCGTCTGATACAGGCGTCGGTGTTGAGGTACTGCTCCTTGTTGAACCCGAGGGCCGCCTCGTCGTCAATAACCCAGTTGAGATTCAGCCCTCTGGCGAGGTCTCGGCCTCGGGCCGGGTTATCGGAGTGTCTGGATCTCAGCAGGATCTTCGACCCGTTGACCATGTGGATTATGTTCTCGGTCTTGACGTAGCGGAAGAGTGTATCGGGAACTATCTCGTTCCACGTCTCGAGGAACACGTCCCGGAGCATCTGTGTAGTGGGTGCTGTTACCAGGCCAACCGTGCCTTTCTCGGCTACACAGACCTTCAGGGCTAGCAGGGCGACGCCGAACGTCTTCCCACCGCCTCGACCGGACACCAGGTTCACCCGGTTGACCTTCGGACCACGGAGGTCTAAGGACAGCAGGGCTTGCTGTATCGGCTGCGGATTCGATTTAAGGAAGGGGTCCGCGGCCCCAATGGTTAAGCTAGTTTTACGTTTTCCCATAATTTACTTGGCGGGGCAGTTGGATTTGCACCTACACACCTAGTTTATAAGCTCTAGAGCTCTACTGTTGAGCATTATACCCCACGGCCTCTGCTAGGTGGTCTTACCCACCGTGACGCTCGGGCCGCTTATTCTTTATCGCTCTTTTCCGGCTGTTTGGCCTTACCGGCCGCCGTAAAGTTGAGGTGGATGTCTCCCTCGAGGAGCCCACCGCCCCCTTGGAGGCGATTCTCTATCTGGCCGGCTGAGAACAAGGCACGCTGGAACGAGTCTGCAGCAATTGCAACTCCCTTCCAGGAGTCACTCTTCAGTATGGCCAGCCACCTCTCGGAGGAGATGTCAGCAATACGGTAGAGCCGCTCTAGGATCTCGTCCTTCTCTATCGCCACACCGTCCTCGTTGGTCGGTAAATCTGCAGCGGCTTTGACGGATTCGTCCTGCTCTTTGTCTCTTTTTGCGGCCTTGGCAGGCCGTTTGTTCTTTGTACCAGCCATGAAAGTCCAATGATTCTAAGGGTTTGTGGTTTCTAAGGGCGCTACTCTTCCCATGGGTACAATATAACCATTGTCGGTGGGGCTGTCAAGACCCAGTGGGTGAGAAAGTACCCATGTAGGGAAGTGTAGGGGGATGTAGTATAGTTATTCTGGGGTGCTACAACGGGCTACGTCGGGGGAAGGACTGCCTGGATGTTTAGGTGGTAGGGGGTCCTACATAGTACTACATTGTACTACAAGGGTCATGCCTGCCATGGGTACGAGCTCACCCATGGGTAGATTATGACTGAGGCGATCTTTGGCCAGATCAGATCGTGCGTTTTCATCGAGGTAGGATGAGGGGGCACCGAGTAGGGCGCTATGGCCTCAATGGCCACCGAGGTAGTATGGTGTGGTGTGGTGTGGTGTGGTGTGGTGTGGTGTAATAGCGTATCATTACGATACGGTATTGTACATTGGCATGATAGTTGCTACGTACGCGCATACTCTTAAGACTATATAGGACTATAGCTATAGGGTAACTGCATAGGGAGGGGGGAATAGTAATGTAGTCTATATAGTACTGATACGATACGTATAGTCACTATGGCCGCGCACGCGAGAAATCGTACATGGGTGGGGAAATAAAAGCAAAAGAAGTATTGACAGGGAAGAGGAACTCGGTTAAGTTAGTAAGAGAGCGGAGGTAATGACATGAGAGACGAAATAATCAAGAAGCTGGCAGAAGTAAAGAGTATCAGTATTGAAGAAGCGACTGCAATCGTGACGAAGGTTGCTAGAGAGTACTACAAAGAGATGCTGTCTTGGGGCAGCAAGTAACTATAAAGGAGAATGAGTGACATGGCAACATACATTGAAGTAACGCCGAGAGAGTTTTTGGACTCAATAGACCGGTTGGCACCGTGGAAGAGGACCATGCTAACTAGCTTCACAGAAGCTGGCCTCAAGGTCTATGGGGTGCGATGCTACCTAGATAGGGCGACTAGGAGTCAAGGCTTTGGTATCAGCGACACTAATGAGCTCGTGTGTCTACACAGTAACAGGGGTGAACAGGGGCAAGACTTAATTAGAGCCGCGGTAGTGCGTGGCGGTCGATGGGGTACTTGTTTTGATGGGTACCTCAGCAATCTGTACTGCGATAACGGTTTCGCGATAATCTGTTTGATGGGGTGGAAAGATGAGTATGCACCGGTAGGCTGGCTGTACGAGGTCTATGGAAGGCCGAAGGTAGTCGAAATCAGACTGACTAGTGCCGGGCTTCGGTGGCACCAAACCGGTCTTAGTGAGGGCCATGGCTACAGGGTAGGTGAATAATGGCAATTTACACAAGTCAGTATGGGGTCACTAGACTATTGAGGCAGGTT